TTATTTAGCAACTTCTATCGGAATAGTATTTTTATATGTTGCAAATTTTTCTACTGAATTTATCCCTAACTTTTCAAACAATATTTGATTTCTTTTTCTAGAGTTGTCAACTAGTGCATCATAACTTAAAACTTCAATACTTGCATTAATTCTTTGGTTAGGATGATAACCAAAATACCCAGAGCCATCAGGCATTAGATTAAGCGGCTCTAAATCTAATATTTCTTTCATTTTAGGCGTTAAATCACAAATAAGATACAAATATATTGGAATATTATTATTTTTTATAATAGGTCTGCCGTTATCAGAAAGCAAGGTTCCACTTCTGATTTTCTGAGCATATCCATATAACTGCTTTAATGGATTTTCAGATTCGGGATAAGCTTGCCTCCAGGGCCTTTTGAATTCAATAATACTTATTGGCGACGAATAATTATATTGCTGTTCAGGATTTTCTGAAAACAATATTGGTTTTTCAAAGATATTATTGTGATATATTATAATGTCTGTGCGCTCATCAGATTCTATTTCGTTTGCATTCATAGATGTAAAACTTTTATCTGAATATAGATATTTATGGAATGATAATTTTTCATCAATCAACCACAAGTTATGCTCTTCATAGTTTATATCATCAGACGTCGTTTTTGTCGGGAAAAATATGGAGTGTACGCAGTCTTCTTTACTGTATTTCCCATCTTTATTAATTGCTAAATTATTTTCTAAAAGATCAATAATAAGTTTTCGATGAATTACATAATCAGATAAATTATCTTTTGTCAAATCATCATAATAATTTATGAATTTTTGATATTTTTCTTTATATTCGTTATAGTCATTTTCATTTTTTATCGTAGTTTTTAATAAATCATGACCATCTTCTTTTAATTTACAAATATCATTTGATTTGATTTTATAGAGCTCAATATCAAGTTTTTCTTCAGACAATCCAGCTTTAAGGTTGCCTAAGGCTTCTCTATTATGTTTAAGAATATAGCGGTACGAAATTGTTTTGTTTTTAATAAAATCTGCATATTTGTCAACTTTTTCTTTGTTTATTTTTTCAATTAAATCACTGGATATTTCTTTAATATACTCTACAATTTTTTTTATAACTTCATCTTCATATATATCATCATTTTCCTTGTTTGAATCATCAATACTATCATATATTGATGGCTCAGGTTTTTCAGGCCAAGTTAGTTTACCCCTGAATGCCTCAGCAATCTTATTAATATAGGCACTTTTTATGTAGTAAACATTTACAAATGAGCGATTATCTTCTTTGATTTTATTTTGAAAATTTGGAATATATTTACCTAAATTAACAGAATCAATTTCCCTACCGTCTGCTAAAAAACTGATTTTATGATTTTTTTCTTCATTAGAGAAAACTTTTAATTGTATAATTTCAAAAGATTCTCCTTTTATTTCTATAATTTTATTTTCTAATGTCTTATAAAAATCATTTTTAAAAACATCATTTAGTATAATAACTCCATCATTAATATTGTAGGCATCATCGATTAATCTTACTTTGGGGCAATTGTCATCTAAAAAATTCACCAAACAATGTGCAAGAATTCTATGAGCAATTGTTAAAGGTTCTTTAGGGCATTTTTTATAATGTTTCTCATTAAAATCTTTTAAATAAACTATTGTTTTAGGTTCTTGTGAGCCATTTAGCAGATTTACTGAATGAGTCATGTTTTTTTCATTGAAGTTAAACTTCCTACAGTAAAATTTTCCCTCATAAAAAATGCTTTCTATTTCAACATCATCAAACGCTTTTAACCATACAAAACGTCCAATACCTCTACAGCCAATCTCAGATTTATATAAGGATTCTGGAGTTTTAAATGATTCATAATTTATATTATTAAAACCGATTCCATTATCTATTATTTTAAAATTAATTATAGGAGGTATTTTTTTTATATTGTCGCTTATATTTATTTGTGAATTGTCACGTTCAATATAAATATCTATAAATTTATTTGATTTATCATTCGTTTCATTAATTGATTGGAACGAGTTTATGATAGCTTCAAATAAAGGCATTAAAGGATTTGATGGAATAGGTGTATTCCTCAATTTTCCTTCTAAATTAAAATTCCAATTTATAGTCAATTATGCTGTCCTATTTTATAATATTACTTTTATTTATATAATCACTTTACCATAAAAATTTATGCAAAATATCCTAATATCTATCTTTCTTTCCACCTGACCAGATGACCTTGCCGATGATTCTGAAGTGCTCGGTTTCAAGGTCTACCGTGAACGGTGAGTATTCTTGGTTTTTGCTCACTACCTGAACTTTGTTTCCTGGGATTCGTTGCAGGAGTTTAACGTATAGTTTATCGTCAATACTTACGACATAGGTTCCGTCATTGGCTAAATCATTCATTGTGTCATTCACGATAATCAAGTCGCCGTCATTGATTTCGCCTGCCATTGAATTTCCTTTAACAGTGAAAGCTAAAAGGTGCTTTGGTGCAGTTACGGTTATATCAGTTAGCCATTTCTTTGCAAAAGCAATAAAATCTTTTGTCATTTCTCGTTCTTCAATCAGTGCTCCATATCCTGCGGACGCAGCCATATTTATCAAAGGCAAAAATACCATTTGCGATAAATCAGCATTTGCAGGCATATCAGTTGCGGTTGTTTCTGATGGAAAAACTTCGCCCCTGCCACTTAAAAGCCATTCAGGATTAACTTCTAAATAATCGACAAGTGCTTGTAGGTACATTACACTTGGCTGTCTTTCGTTTAATTCATAGGAATAGATAGTCCTAGCAGAAATTTTAACGCCGTTTTCTGCAAGTTTTTTAGCAACGTCTTCCACGGACATTCCATGTTCAGTTCTAACTTTTTTAATTCTTGATTGTAAGTTTGACATTTACACATTCCTTTTTATTGTAAAGTATTTCACAACTCGCACAAAACTTCAACCCTTCTATGAAGTATCGTGTAATAATTCTTAACTATTGCACAATATGTCAATGCGAGATAATTATTAATTTTGAGGGGTTTAGCAACTCTAGTCTTTTTGTAAAGAGTTTCACAGTTTACTAATTTCTCTTGACCGTCCGCACAATTTATCATACTCTATGTAATATCGTGCAGTAAGAAAAATCGAGTAGGGGAAATGAGTAAAAATTTTATCAGTATGAAATATAAAATAGCTCTTATGAGAATTGGTATAACCCAACGTGAAGCTGCAAATATTTTAGGCTTTTCTGAAAGCTACATCAGTATGCTAATTTCAGGACAAAGAACTAATGAGAAATTTGATAACTGGCTAAAAGACAATGTCTATCTTGATGATTTGAATGGAGCGAAGTTCAATGCAGGAAGATAAAGAGATATGGCTAACAATTGAAGAGGTTTGCGATTTATCCGGCGATAAAAAGGAAACTATCAGACGCAAATGCAAAGCTGGCGAGCTTGTTTCTACTTTTAAAAAAATCGGCAAATTTAAACATTATTACGTTGCTTTATCTTCGCTAAAAGATGAACTTCAAAAAACATATTTAAAATCAAAAAATAAAAATGAAGTAGTTTCAACTCCTGCGGTAGACGTAAGTTGTTCGCTAGAAGAATATTCAAACGCTCCTGCGTGGGCAAGAAAACAAGCAGAAAAATATCTTGAACTGTTCAGTTTGACCGAAAAACTGACATACAAGGAAACACAAGATTTTATAGCAAAGTGGAATGAAAAATATCCTGAGCGGAAAACTGCCTATTCTACTTTGATGGAAGCAAAAAGGAAATATGAAAAGAGCGGCATTGAAGCACTACTGAGTAAATATGGACACAGAAAAGGTTGCTTTAAAATAGACACTGAACATTTTGACTATTTTAAAAGTCTTTACTTAAAAGAAGGTGCGCCATCAGCTCAATCGGCGTGGATAATGACATTAGGTTTTGCAAAAGAAACCTGTAATATTGATATTAAAAACTTTCCAAGTTCTAAGTCTTTTATCAGAATGTTAAGAAAAGATGTCCCCGAGCAAGCTATTTACCTTGCAAGATGCGGTGAAGCGGCTTGGAATAAAAAGTATGCATCATATATCCCAAGAGATTATTCAAACATCACTGCCGGAAACTTTTGGGTTTCGGATCACGCACAAATTGACGTCGCCGTTAATTTTAACGGTAGCGTATGTTTCCCGTGGGTGACAGTTTTTAGAGATATTAAATCTTCAAAATGGTTAGGGTGGTTTTTGCATGCCGAAAGCCCAAATTCTGACCATATTTTTCAAGCTTTCTATTACGGCGTTTTACTATTCGGGCTACCTGTTGATATTTATCTTGATAACGGTAAAGACTATCGCTGCAAAGATTTTGCAGGCGGAAGAAGCGGTTCAATCAAGGTTTTGCACAACGCATCAAAAGAGAATTCTTTACTGAAAAATTTAGGTATAAATGTACATTTTGCCCTGCCGTACAACGCACAAACAAAGCCTATTGAAAGGGATTTTTTGAAGGTAAAAACATACCTTTCAAAACATATGGTCGGTTACCGTGGCGGAAAAATTACTGAAAGACCTGAGAAGTTAAAAACAGAAATCAAAAACGAGCAAATTATGCCGTTTGAGGATTTCAAAACCTTGTTTGACGATTTTGTCCTCAATGTTCTGAATAAAATGCCATCAAACGGTAAGGTCTTGCAGGGTAAATGTCCTGACGAATTATGGTCTGAAGAGTATTCAGTAAAGAAAATAATCAGCAAAGATGCTCTAAAACTTTTCTGTATGCGAACTTCAAAAGATGTTTCAATTGGCAGAAATGGCGTGTATGACTCACAACTTCAGCTTACATATTGGGATGAGTGGATGATTGCTCAAAAGGGCAAAAAGGTTTACCTGAGAAGAGATATAAACGCTTATCAAGAAGCTTGGGTATTTGATGCGGCTACAGAAGAATTTTTGGGTAATGCGAATGTCAACCAAGCCGTATCATTTATGGCAAAAACGAATATTGAAAAAGCTCAGTATAAAAAGGCAGTTGAGGCTAAAAACAAAGAAAAGAAACTTTTAAAATCATACATCAAATGTAAGTATAGCCCGACAAATGCTGAGATTGTGAACAATTTGAAAAACGGATTACCTCAAACGAACTTTGAAAATAATCCTAAAATTTCAAAAATTACAAATACCAAAATGGATAAGGTTGTCAAAAGCAACAAACAATCTACTTTTAGGGCTGAAAAGTATGTCACGCCAATAAAAGAAAAACAGAAGCTGTATCTCACTGAAACCGAGAAAAAGCGTGATATTGCCAAAAGGGCTATGTAGGAGGAAAAATGAGTTTAATTGAAGAATTAAAAGAATTATTAAAGAAGAAAAAATATACTGTGGCATACGCTGCAAAGGCTATAAATGTTTCAAATGCGACTTTGCACCTATGGATGAACAGTAATTATAAAGGCAACGTGAAAAAGATTGATGATGCTGTTGCAAATTTTCTTGAAATTGAAAAATTGAGAGAAGGCAGGATTAAGGTTGATTTTGTCCGAACAACCATCGTTGATGATGTTTTCGACATTGCAAAAACCTGCCACGTTGAAAATGAAATTGGAGTTTGTTGCGGCGATGCAGGAATAGGTAAAACTTATGCGGTCAAAAAATATGCGATTGATAATACCGATGTCATTTTTGTAGAAGCGGATTTGGGCTACACTCCAAAAGTTTTATTCTCAGAAATTCACAAAAAACTTGGCTTTGACGGCTGTGGCACAATCCACGGAATGTTTTTGGACATAATCAATAAGCTAAAATCTTCGGGCCGTCTAATAATTATTGATGAAGCGGAACACCTGCCATATAAGTCGCTAGAGCTTTTGAGAAGAATTTACGACAAGGCGCAAGTAGGAATTTTACTTGTCGGAATGCCTCGTTTGATTATGAATTTAAAAGGTGAAAAAAGGCAATACGCACAGCTTTTCTCTAGAGTTGGAATATCTATTCGCCTAAATTCACTGGTCGAAGAAGACAAAAAAGCAATAATATCCTCCATCCTCCCTAACTACAAATCAATATACACTACCCTATCTGAATATTGTTCAGGTAATACGAGAGTTCTGACCAAATTATTGGTCAGAGCAATCCGTATTGCAGAAATTAACAATATGGAAGTGAATGAGGATGTTTTGCAGGCTAGTATCAGCCAAATAATAGTGTGAGGGCGAGATGGAAGAATATTCAAAAAGCGAAAAAATACTATATATTTCCCTGATAGTTTTAGCAATCTTTGCTTTAGGCGTTCAGTGCGGAATTCATCAAGGTCGAAAACTACAAGCGGAGGGCTATTATGAGCAATTTTACTCAAATTAAAAAAATCCATACTTTGAAAAATATCCTTGGATTGGAAGAGGAACTTTACAGAGATATGCTTGCAAGTTTCGGCGTTGGTAGTTCTAAAAACCTGACCGAAACTGAAGCTCAAATACTTATAGAAATTCTTGAAGATAAAGTTAGCCTCAAAGGAAATAGTCACAAAAAATACGATGATTTTAAATCCAGGGACAGCGCAATGGCAACGCCGGCACAGCTTAGAAAGATAGAAGTTGTATGGAAAGATATGCATACATTTACAGACAAAGATTCTGCCAAAAAATCTTTGAGAAAATTCATCAAAAAACAGTTCCACATTGAGGACATTCGATTCATTACAAAAATCAAAGCAGGAAAAATCATCGCAGTTTTGGAAAAGATTAAAGTTAAAAAGTATTTAAAAGCCCTTTAAACGGCTTTTAAAATGTAGATAAAAGAAAAGGAGAAAAACAATGGAAACCAACAGACAACTTGTAGTCGTAGAAATGATGCACACAGAAATTGCAACTTTAGAGTCAGATTTATTAGCTGCCAAAATCGATTTTGCAAACAGTTCTCTTGACGAAAACGATTGGCAATGTAAATATGAACGCAAAATGACCTGCAAAATGCTAGAGGCTCAAATTGCCATTTTAAGAAAAATAATAAAGGAGATTCCTTTAATTAGTGCAGGCAAAATGGCATTAATGTCAGCATAGATCGAAACAAGAGGCTGACATCTGCAAGCCTCTTGTCTTAACGTTATGCGTTAACTGATGAGATCGTTTCAAAATTGTGAGGATAAATTATTGGATTTCAATAAACCATGGATACAAAATATCACAATAGAAAATCTTCCCAATGAGGATTTAAAAATTATGGCTGCGATTATCGGACTTGATGCAACCATAAAAATGATGTGCGAACTTCCGGGGATTATTATTTCTGTACCTAAAAATGCAACCTTGCAGGCAAAAATCGATTATGTCAAAAAACACTATGACGGCTCTAAAAAATCTCGCTATGAACTTGCGAAGATGTGTGACTTATCAGAAGGCTATATTTATCGGATAGCAAGGAAAAGGAACGATTAATCTAAACCGGTTAGAGAAAAATCTTCACCAAGTTTTTCTCTCAATTCTGTTAACAAACTTGCAGGAGTAACCTCAAGACCTTCAGCTATTTTCCAAAGTGTTGTCAGGTTAATATCATTGCAAGCACCAAGTTCAGCTTCTCTCCATGTTGATTTGGACATTGAACTTTCAGCAGAAATTCCATAGATTGTTTTATTTTTTGCTTCTCTATGGCTTTTAATTATTTCACCAAGTGTCTTAACCATCTTGATATTGTTATTATTCACAGGTTCTTGCATATATTAATTTTAGTGCTAAATTAGATTTAATAGATCGCCACAGCAACCTAATTAAAAAGTTTTATTTTTCAAGATGTCCGATTTTGACATACAGTGCTGCGATAATGGCAGATAAGGAAAAAACTTCCAAATATGAATATTAGAAACAGAATATGTATATTTACAATTATTTGCTTAAACATCAGCTGTGCTTATGCAGGTACATTTGATTACGGCACAACCGGCGATGGGTATAAATTCGTAAAACACCAACACAATGAAGCGTCTTATCAAAATGCTTGGTGTAGTGCTCACGGTGGAGTTACTGAGTATGAGAATAAGGATTTTACGAGGGTCGACTGCTTAACGGCGACAAACGCAGTTGAATTCGATTTCGCAAATAAATGGGCAGAAAGTATCGGGCAGGCTTTGCATTATCAATTGATGATAGGCAAAAAAGCTAAAGTCGTACTAATTTTGGAAAACCCTCAAAAGCAGATGGTTTATTATAATAGGGTAAAGGCCCTTGCATTAAAGCACAATTTTGATGTTGAATATGTAACGCCTGCAATTTTAAACTTAAAAAACGGACAATGCTTGAACCCCGAGTGTAAATGCCACAGAAAAAAACACTATTAAGCTCTATTTTCGTATTCACCAAGAGTAGTGCCGTCTTGTAATTTCCATTCAATTCGACCATTCGTGCTTGTCGCTTTTACGACATCTGAAGCAGCAGAAGGCGATTTGAAATATATATCTTCTAGTATTTTGCATGAACTATCTTCTTTTTTAACCAATTCGCTATTAATAATTTTACTCCATTGATTAAATGTGGATACAGTTGGAAAGCTTTTTGTTGCTTCTTTTTCAATGTATGAATTTTTTAATAAAATATATTTTCCATCTTCTACAATTAATCTTGCGGTTTTATCTTTATTTGCTTTTTTAAGATTCATATAAAAAATATTATCGTCTATAACTTCTTGCTTCTCTTCAGTAGTTAATATATCCACGAGACCTAAATTATTCAGAATAAATAACATTTTTTCAAAGAAAATTTCAGATTGCACCTGCTTGTTTTCGGATAATTTAGAACCTTTATTAGGACATTGCTTATTCATTAAATCAACGGTAGTTGTGTTTTTACCTGCGACTTCGCACATTCTTTTTTCTAAATATTCAGTGTGTGCGTTATCAATATCTTGCCCTGTGAAAATTATAAAATTTTGCCATTCTTTTTTATTATAATCATGATCAATGAATCTTTTTGCAACGTTATCAGACTTTCCAATGTATAATTTTTTTCGGTCTTCTTTTACTGTTAGGGTGTCTAAAAGCAAGTAAACAGCAGGCGAGTTTAACTTTTCAATATCTTGAATGTCTTTTACATGACGGCGTTCGCCAATGTAAGCTATAATATCTTCCATTGATATTTTAGCAACTTTTAACCCGTTGCCTTTTATTAATAATTCAATTGTTTTATCTTTTATTGCCATTACTACCCCAACTACTTGCAACAAAAATATTTTATCGCAAACAAAACTGCTGGAATATTTATGCAATAAAGGTTTACAATAATTCTATCTGTAGCTGCCGACTCTATTTCCTGATTTGTCATATTCCGTTATTCGACCTGAAGAGTCTTTTTTATAAGAACCTGTCTTATTTCCACTTTTGTCATAGGCATTCGTTCTGCTACCACTGGATTTATAAGAACCGGTTTTATTTCCCGATTTATCGTAACTATAAGTGGTGCTTCTGCTTGTTTTGTAAGAACCTGTTTTATTTCCGGATTTGTCGTAGAGATAAGTTCTTTCGCCAGATGTTTTATAGGAGCCGACTTTATTTCCACTTCTGTCATACTTGTTAATTGTGCCTGAAGAAGTTTCCCTATAAGAACCGGTTTTATTGCCCGATTTGTCATAAGAATTAGTTGTTTTGGCGAAACCAATGCCTGTTGTTAATACAAAAGCTAGTAATGCGATAAAAACTTTTTTCATAATACACCTCCGATAGGTGCCATTATAGCATAATGACACGCTTAGTTTGAAAGCAATAAATAAAGGTTTACAAATCATTAATGCCATAACTACTAACCTTTATCCCATTTTGAGTAAATTGATTTGTAATAAAACGTTCAAACTCTTTGTCCGTGGTATAATTTGAACATAAAATAAGTGGTTCTTGGAGTTTAAAAATGAATGTAGCAAAAGTTGAAGAAAATCTAAAAAAAATACTTGAACAGTATGGCGATGATAATTTCAAAGAAAATTTCATTTTTGAACTTTTATTAGCTTATGGAATTTCCAAAACAACTATAACTTTGGTTAAAAAAGGAAATTCAAACCTCTCAAAGAAAGCTAATCAGCTTATTTTAAAGAAAAAAATATTTTTTGAATCAACTGAGTCTAAAGACTTATATTCAATAATAGATAATTTAAAAAATGAAAAACAAACTTATACACATAAACCAAGATTTATAATTGTAACTAATTTTGAAAACATGTTGGCTATTGATACAAAAACCAAAGAAACATTAGACACACCACTAAAAGAGCTATACAAACATTCTGATTTTTTTCTTCCTTGGACTGGTAAAGAAAAATATATAGCACCTCTTGAAAATATAGCAGATGTAAGAGCCGCTGAAAAAATGGCTAAGATTTATGATGAAATTGTCAGGCTAAATCCTGAATTAACATCGAATCACAATCACGCATTGAATATATTTTTAACAAGACTTTTGTTTTGTTTCTTTGCTGAAGATACAGGAATATTTGACGGGGAACAGCTTTTTACAAAAACGCTATCAGATGGCTCCAAAGATGACGGTAGCGATTTAGATATTTTCCTAGACCAATTATTCGAATCACTAGATAAAGAAGATAAATCGACATACCCAAATTATTTGCATAAATTTCCTTATGTTAACGGAAAATTATTTTCTGAAAAACATTCGATCCCTAAGATGTCTGCAAAAATCAAGAGTTTAATGATTGAATGTGGCAATGAGGATTGGAAAGAAATTAATCCCGACATCTTCGGTTCGATGTTTCAAGCTGTGGCGAGTGCTGAGGTCAGAAGCGGTCTTGGGCAACACTATACATCTGTTCCCAACATTATGAAAGTTATTGAGCCACTGTTTTTGAATGACCTGAAACAAGAATTTGAGAAAGCGTTTAATGATGAAAAAAAGCTGGATAAATTGCGCCATAGAATTTATAACATTAAAATTTTCGACCCTGCTTGCGGAAGCGGTAACTTTTTAATTATTGCGTACAAGGAATTAAGAAAACTTGAAATGGAGATTATTCAGAGAATTAAAGAGCTACCGGGACAACACCCTTTTATGTTTTCACAAATTCAGCTTAACCATTTTTATGGAATAGAAATTGATGATTTTGCGTGTGAAATTGCAACTCTTTCTCTATGGCTTGCAGAACACCAAATGAATAGAAAGTTTAAAGAATTGTTCAATGACTGCAAGCCATCACTACCACTTGCGGCTAGTGGCAATATTGTTTGTGGCAATGCTACAAGATTAGATTGGGGAAAAGTTTGTCCGAAAGGGATTAGAGGCATTACTAAATCAAAAATGGAACAAATGACCCTATTAGAAATTCAACAAACTAAACAACTTGAATTACAAGGGCAAGAGAATGAAATTTATATTCTTGGGAATCCGCCGTATTTGGGTAGTCGTAATCAAAAAGAGATTCACAAATGCGATATGGACTATGCTCTTTCAAATGTTACAAGCTATAGAAAATTAGATTATATTGCCATTTGGTTTTATAAAGCATCAAAATATATTACTGGCATAAATGCAAGCTGTGCATTTGTAAGTACAAATTCTATTTGCCAAGGAGAGCAAATTTCTATCTTATGGAACTCAATTCTAAATGAGGGTATAGAAATGGGTTTTGCCTATGAAGATTTCAAGTGGGGAAATAATGCAAAACATAACGCAGGTATTACTGTTGTTATTATTGGATTAAGAAACCTCTCTAATAAAAATAAATTTATTTACACTGCCTCACAAGTATTACTTACTGAAAATATTTCACCAACTCTATCTCAAGGGCAAAATTATACAATTGAAAAACGGACTGAACAGATAAGTAATTTACCTTATATGAGAAGAGGTAATATGCCAAATGATAAGGAATATTTAAGGCTTTCTCCTCAAGAAAAAGAAAATTTAATTTTAAAATCTCCACAAGCAAAAGAATTTATCAGAAGACAAATCGGTTCAGATGAATTTATTAATGAAAGAGAGCGCTATTGTTATTGGATTTCTGATAAAAGATTAGAAGAAGCGTTAAAAATTCCCGAAATAAAAACGGCTGTAGATAACGTTCGCAATTATAGAATGAATAGTAAAGATACAACACTACACAGTCAAGCAGAACGTGCTCATCAATTTCGTGAATTTTTTGAATGTAAAAACAATTCATTAATTGTCCCGATTGTATCGTCACAAAGAAGAGAATATATTCCTATTGGATTTCTGCCTCAAGGCACTATTGTTCCAAATTCTGCACAAGTCATATATGATGCAAATGCCCTTGTTTTTGGGGTTTTGTCTTCAAAAATGCATATGTCTTGGGTTAAAACTTTTGCAGGAAGAATGAGAACAGATTTTCGATACTCTATTTTTCTTTGTTACAATACGTTCCCATTTCCTGAAATTAGCGATAATCAAAAGAAAAAAATTGAAATGCATGTCAATGAAGTTCTTATGGAGCGTGAAAACCACTCTGAAAAAACAATTGCAGAATTATACGATCCGGATAAGATGCCTGAATGTTTAAAAAGAGCTCACCACGATTTGGACATTGCAATCGAACTTTGCTACCGCTCAAAACCATTTGAAAGTGATGAAAAACGTTTAGAATATCTATTCAAAATGTATGAAATAATGACCAATCCTGAGAAAAAAGGAGATATCGAACAATTATGCCTGCTATAATGACTAAGCATATGCGTCCAAAAGGAGTATGAAAACTTAATGAATGGAATAAAGCCAACAAAACACATAATTGCATATATAGATTTTTTAGGCACTCAAGAAAAAATTAAAAATGATGTTGACCATAAACATTTAATGTTTTTAAAATCCTTATATGACTACATAGAACAGCAAGTTGCAAAAAAAAACAAATCAAATCAAGATAATCATTTTTTGAAAGAAATAAAAATTCGAAGTTTTTCTGACAATATTGTTTTTGCGGTATCTGCGAATGCAACTGATATGCAAGTTACTTGTGCGCTAGATGAAGTTATAATAATTTGTGCTGAAATACAACTTAGGGCACTAAAAGAAGGAATTTTAACAAGAGGCGGAATTACAATCGGAGAAATTTTTGTAAATAAAAACTTTGCTTATGGCAAAGGTTTACTTGATGTATTAAAAATGGAAGAAGAAATTGCTCATTTTCCAAGAATTATTTTAAATAATTCTTTAGAAGAGAAATATCAAAAGTATTTTTCTAATAATAACAGAACTGTTTTAGATTCAGATAATATTCGATATATTAATTTTTATGAAACAAAAAAACTAGAAGAATCTGACATCCGTCTTTGTAAAAGGCAATTAAAGAAATTAAAAAGAGATAATAGCTCCGATTTAAAAATTTTATCAAAAGTGAATTGGGTAATTAAGCATCATAATATTTATACTGAACAATTTAATACACAGCATATTCAAGAAAGCAATATTACAAATAAATCATTTGAGCCATTGAGCCAAATTCAATTGAATTTAGGACTCGAAAAAGTATCTAAGGAGGAAAATTAATGCCTGATTTAATAAAAGTGGAATATCAACAAACTGGTGAAAGCACAAATACTAATAAGTTTGGAATGCGACAAATGCAAGAACGTGCATTTGCGGCCAGAAATTCCAAATATTTACTTTTAAAAGCACCTCCTGCATCAGGCAAATCTCGGGCCCTAATGTTTATCGCACTCGACAAACTGTTAAAGCAAAATTTAAAAAAGGTTATTATTGCCGTTCCTGAACGCTCAATCGGAGCTTCTTTTGCTCCTGCAAAATTATCAGAATTCGGGTTTTATGCAGATTGGAATCCTGATGACAGATACAATCTATGCACCCCCAGTGAAGAAAAAAGTTTAGTTGAAGCTTTTAAAAAATTTATGAATAACGGCGAAAAAATTCTAATCTGCACTCATGCTACATTACGCTTTGCTTATGAACAAATTGAAGAAAGTAAATTTAATGATTGCTTACTTGCAATAGATGAATTTCACCATGTTTCAGCGGATAAAGACAGCAGCAAATTGGGCGAATTATTGCATTCAATTACGAATAAATCAACGGCTCATGTTGTTGCAATGACAGGTTCATATTTTAGAGGCGATGGTTTGCCTGTTTTAGCACCTGAAGATGAAGCTAAGTTCGACAAAGTTACTTACAACTATTATGAACAGCTAAATGGATATAATTATTTAAAATCGCTTGGAATCGGGTATCATTTTTACCAAGGTAGATATTTATCAGCAATTGGCGAGATTTTGGATTCCGACAAAAAAACAATTATTCACATTCCAAATGTAAACTCCTTAGAATCAACTGGAGATAAATATCAAGAAGTAATTAGAATTCTTGATATTATTGGCGAAGTCGAATACCAAGACCATGAAACAGGTGTACTTTTTGTTAAACGTCATGGCGATAATAAGATAATAAAAGTTGCAGATTTGGTTGATGATGTATCCGCTAATAGAGATAAAATTCAAAATTATTTGAGAGAAAGCGACAGTTTAGACGCGATTGACATAATAATTGCACTGGGAATGGCAAAAGAAGGCTTCGACTGGCCCTACTGCGAACACGCATTAACTGTCGGTTACCGTAGTTCTTTAACCGAAGTGATTCAGATAATTGGTCGCTGTACAAGAGATAGCGATAATAAAACACATGCACAATTTACAAATCTCATAGCACAGCCTGATGCAGCCAATGATGACGTGACAGTCGCAGTTAACAATATGTTAAAAGCTATAACTTGTTCATTATTGATGGAACAGGTTTTGGCTCCTAATTTCAAGTTTAAAACCCGACTTACAGATGATACAGAGCCCACAAAAAAAGGTGAAATAAAAATCAGAGGCTTCAAACAGCCATCATCACAAAGAGTTAAGGATATAATTGGATCTGACTTGAACGACATTAAAGCTAAAATATTACAGGACGACCAAATCGTAAGAGCTTTACCGGGAAATGTTGATGCAGAAGTTATTAATAAAGTTTTGATTCCTAAGATTATTCAAACTACATATCCTGAATTAACAGCAGAACAAGTTGAAGAAGTAAGACAATACGTTGTTGCAGATTCAGCAATTAAAAACGGAAGATTTGAAGATTCTCCAGTAGGGGACAAAAAGTTTATTGTTATGGCAAATCAGTTTATAAATATTGATGAGCTAAGTATAGATATGATTGATAAAATTAACCCCTTCCAACACGCATTTGAGATATTGTCAAAATCAGTTACGACAAAAACGCTTAAAGTTATTCAAGATGCTATTGAATCTACAAGAATACAGTTGTCTGAAGAACAAGCTATCTATTATTATAAAAAGGCAGTTGAGTACAAAAATAAAACTCATAAAACTCCTGATATAAATTCATTAGATCCGCTTGAGAAAAAGATGGCTGAGGCTATTATATTCTTGAAAAACCTAAGAAGAAAACAAGGAGTATAGCATTGAATCCTGATGAATTACAGAAATTAATTGAAGAAGATGAATTTGGGCTTTTGGATGTAAAACCAAAAGTTTGTAACGTGTGCAGTGCAGATGAAAGATTAATTAGCAAATTTGAAGAAATAAATGACTTTTTTGATAAAACGGGACACGAGCCAAAAGATTCTGACGATATTTTAGAACGAACCTTGGCTTATAGGCTGCAAAGCTTTAGAGTAGACGATTGCAAAAAAGAAGCTCTAGCCGAATATGACAGGTATAATTTACTGAGTGTTATTACAAAAGAAATCAATTCAATTGAGGATATATTCAAAGATGACAATTTCGGAATGTTTGACGATGATGAAGATGATTTATTTACACTAAAACATCTTCCAAAAGAAATAAATATGCCGGATTACATCGGACGACACAAACATTGCAAAGATTTTGAAAAATTCGAGCCGCTATTTGTTCAGTGTCACCAAGAAATTAAAGAAGGCAAAAGAGATTTGTCACCATTCCAAAAAGAACAAGCCATCGAAGTTGGAATGTTTTTTGTCCTTAAAGGTGTTTTAGTTTATATTGCAGAAGTTGGCGAATTTGAATATGTAAATGGGAAACGTAGAGCAAGATTGCGTTGCATTTACGATAATGGCACTGAGTCAGATATTTTAAATCGTTCACTAGCAAGGGCTCTTTATCGTGATGGAAAAAGGGTTTCTCCTGTGACTGAAAAAGTATTAGATAAATTTGCAGGTATAACTGAAGAAGATAAAGAATCAGGATACATTTATATCTTACAATCGTTAAGTCCAGATGAAAAAATTCAGTCAATTGCAGATTTATATAAGATTGGTTTTTCAACAACTCCTGTTTTGCAGCGAATAAAAAACGCAGAGCAAGAACCAACATATTTAATGGCGCCTGTTAGAATAGTTGCAGAATATAAAACATTTAACATGAATACCCAAAAGTTTGAGTTGCTATTACATAATTTTTTGGGTCATTGTTGCGTTAGCATTGATATTACTGACAAAAACGGTGTTCGAAGAACACCTAGGGAATGGTTCTCTGTTCCTTATGAAATAATTAACCAAGCCATTAACCTAATAATTTCCGGAGAAGTCGTTAATTATAAATATGACAGGGATAAAAAAGAAATTGTAAGAAAGGATAGATAAAGTTGCCAAAAAATAAGCCTAAAGAGGACTATTTTGAGCCAATTGTTAAAAATATGTTTGAATACATCAATAAATCCCTTGATTTACTTGATGAACCACAGTATTCAATCATTTATTTTTATACAGCACTAGAACTACTTTTTAAAGCAAGGTTGTTAAACGAGCACTGGTCTCTTGTGATAAGTAATTTTGAGCATGGCAAATCTACTTTTGAGAACTTTAAAAATGGAGCCTCTCAATCTGTATATCTAAATGATGCAGCTACTAGAATTAGAAATTTATTTAAAGACTTACCTAACAAGTATGAATACAATTTCAAAGAAATAAAAGAGGAAAGAAATAAACTTGTTCATTTCCCGATAACGGACATAGCCAAAGAAAAGAAAAAGTTACTCCAAGTTCTCTACAAAGCTTGGTATTATATGTTGTTTTTACTGCAAAAACAGTGGAAAGATATTTTTATAAGTTTTGATCAGGATATTAAACTTATAGATAGAAAAATAAAAGGAAATAATGAATTTTTAAAAGAAAAATCAAATATTTTAATAGAAAAATATCCAAATAAATATACAATGCAAACTTGTTGTTTCTGTGGGTATAATGCAACGATAAGTATTGAATCATACTATGATGATGAAGTTAAATCTTGTAAATGCGACGTTTGCGAAAATTATTTTTTTGATATTGGAGAGAATTTTATATATCAAGAATTAACACCTAGACTGATTAGTGAAGTAGAAGACGAACTGAAAGCTGAAGACTTTATAATCCTTGAGGATGAAATTCACATCAACAATTTAATAATAACTGACAATATATTGCCTCCAGAAGAAATTTTTGATAATACCTACATTCAATCTGAAAAACTTGAAGGTTTTGTAGATCTGGAGTTATTATTGAGTCTAGATCATTGTAACTTAGGGTATGAAAGCCAAAGTAAAAGTTATTCATTCACGGTTGATTTTGAGATTGATTTAGAAGCAAGCACAGAAAAATTCACCGTTAAAAGAACTTTATAAAAGACTAAAGGAAAAACAAATGGACCAAAACAAATTAAGAGATTATACACTTGATACATTAGCTGATATGATTTGTGGAAATAACCCGCCATATAAAGATTTTCCTTATAGAAGTTCTTCATATTTAACAAGCTTTTTTAGAGATATAAATCTTCCATATTGCCACGATGGTTCAACAAGAAAATGGTGGGTATTAGAGGCTCTTAAAGAAATAAACGAACAAGAATTAATCTCAAATAATACAATTTCAAGAAAAACAATTGAAGTTATAAAAAATTTATTTGATATCAGGTATTTTATCCAAAGCTTCAACGAACGTAAAAATACTTATTTTGATATTCCTGAAGAACAAACTATACAACATTTTAAAAATGCTGTTACTGAGATAAATAAGGTTTTACAGCATTCTCAATATGAAGTTATTTTTGATGAAAGTTCATATAAAGTTTCTATTAAAGGACTCAATAGTGTTTTTGTCTCATCCGATGTCAAAGAAAACGATATTAAACAAAAAATAGAATTTGCACCTAGTGTGTTTAAAGTCCCTGAAAAATCTATACAGGATAATTTAGTGTCTGTAATGATGCCCTTTAAAGGGTTTGACAATATTTATTCTTCTATTAAAAATGCATGTGATACAGTAAATTTTGAATGTAAAAGAGCGGATGATATTTGGGACAATAGTACATTTATTCAGGATATTTTTGATTTAATTTATACCTCAAAAATTGTAATAGTTGACTTTACGGGTAAAAACCCAAATGTTATGTATGAAACTGGTATTGCTCATACATTGGGCAAAATTGTTATACCTATATCACAGTCAATTGATGATGTTCCCTCCGATTTATTACAACACAGGGTACTTAAATACTTAAATAATTCTGAAGGTGTAAATGCTCTTTCCGGAGAACTGATTAAAAAATTGAGCTCTTATGCTCCAATAAAACCTCAAGTTCAAGTACCCCAAGAGGAAGATTTTGAAATACCATTTTAGTGATTTAAATATCGCAAAATTTCCTCAAGAATATTACTTTTTTCAACATCTGTAATTTTCAAATAAGGTCTTGACGGAATTTCAACTTTTTTACTTTTGCCAGCATTGCCGCCGAGTTGATGAATTGCTGCGTATACTAAATTGGAACCGATAACGGCGCTTCCATTATCGTACTGAGTTGTAATAGAGGTTGCCAGTTGCCCTTCGACCTGCAAGATTCTACCTGGCCAGTGCTTTGTTTTCTTTCGTTTTTTGATTGTAGATTCAGCAAGTTCCTGCCATTTATCAGGTCGACCTTCTTGCTCAAAGTTTTCTTCAACAGCATCTGCCATAATACCTGCGATGTTTTTCATCAAAGGTCGCAGGTCTTCGCATCTACTTGCAACTTTCAAAAGCGCTTCTTCCACAGCTTGATTATCGATTCTGATTTCAATATTATCCGCCATTTTTATGTAGGTCCTGGATTGGATAATTCGCAATCAGTAGCTCCTTAAACATTTTATTTTTCCTGTCGCCTGATTTATTATTAATGCCGTTTAGCCTTTCTACTGCAATCATTTCAAAGTCTTTGTACAGCTCACGGATTTTGGGGCAATCATCATAGGAAAGTAAAAATCTACCCTGAATATTTTTCAAAGTATCTCGCAACTTTTCATGTGCAAAGCCTTCTGTTGTCGTAACTTCATATCCACATCCACAGGTGTATGGAGGATCACAATAGAAAAAGGCATCTTCGTGGTCATACTGTTTAATCAGTTTTTCAAAGTCTCTGTTTTCAACCAAGACTTTGTCCAAGCGTTTGTGGATTGCATCAATTTTAAACAAAATATTTGTCTGGCTTTTACTTGCTCCGCCCGAAGATTTTTTGACTGTACCGAATGTTTCGCCTCTGCCTCCAAAGGAGCGAGTGATTAAAAATAAGAATTGGACTGCCTTTTGGATGTCAGTGTAAGGTTTTGAATTTAAAAATTGCACAAACATTTCACGAGAGCCAAGTAAGTATCTGAGTTCTTCTTTTAATGCTTCAGGGTGATATTTTACAACTCTGAAAAGGTTTACAAGCCTGCCGTCCAAGTCATTGTAAATCTCTAAATCTGCCCAGCGAGGTTTGTAAAACAGAACCCAACCGCCACCGCCGAAAGGTTCAACGTAGGATTTGATGTCAGTCGGGATAAGTGGTGCGATTGTTTTTCTGAGCAATCTTTTTCCACCGACCCAATTTAATAAATGTTTTGTATCAATAGTCATTTTAAACTCCTTTTAAATGTGCTTTAAATCTCTTTTAATTCTTTTTTACCAATCCGTTCGCCGGATTATGCGACCACCCAACATCAGGTGCGATTTTCTTACCTGTCAGCGGGTCTGTATAAACGGTTACAGGCATGTAATTGTCCGACTTTTTGGAAACCAACTGTTTTTCTTCTGATAATCTTCCGCCTGAATCATCAACGGATAATTTTTTCTCTTTCAAGTTGTAATCGGCTAAAGCCCTTACTCTGCAACGACATCGCCAACCATTTGGCGGATAAAAAGAATTCCAAAAAGGGTCGTCATATCTAAACACGAGTCCGCTTAATTGTGCGTGTTCAGGGCGTGTACGTTGGTCTAAAACCGAGACATATTCCCAATATGGTCGATTGTCAGCGTTATCAAACTGCGTCTTGTACCGTCCTGTTTGATATGCTGTTTGCATATTTACGGAATAAATTGTTTTTAGCCGATACATTGAACCGAGCTGGACTTTTTCGATATTTCCTTGAGAATCGCCGATAAATTGTTCGCCCCACCAACCTTTTTTCTGCAAAGTTGGTTTTAATTCCTTTTGGAAAGATTGAAAAGTTTGTCCGTCTTCCAGTGCTTTTTCAAGTGCAGAGCGAATATCCTTTAAAACATCTTCTCTCATAGCTTTTGCTACGGTGAAAGATTTTTTGTGTGCATCTTGCCAAAGTTCGTACCAATCCCAAGTTAATTTGTTTTCTTTGCCTTTGAAGTATTTAATCGCAGCAGCAGGAGAAAGTTTAAACAGGGCTTTAAGTTCCATATTCAACCTCCCAAATTTTCTGAGAAACGGCTTGTGCTACATTTACGGTTACAGCATTTCCTGCCATTTTGTAAAGCTGAGAATCTGAAATCCCTAGTTCTCTTGCTTGCTGTACCATTGCATCAGGGAAACCTTGAAGCCTGAAGCATTCAGTAGGGGTTAACCTTCTTATCCTGAAATCATCATCAATCGTTCCCATATTGCAGTGGGTGTCTAAGGTTTGAGAAACTTGTTTGCCAACTCTGCCTCTTCTGGTCTTTGAATTAGGGAATGCAAGGTTAATTCCATCTCCGATTGTTGCTTCATCGTAGCCTTTTTTAGTTCCGTTTTTTATCCGCATCAATGGTGTATCGCCGCCAACTTTTAAGGTTTCAACTATATTTGAGGCTTTGTATTTATCAAATCTAGGTTTATTAATGAAATACAAACCTGTCTTACCGCCCAAGCCCCCGCCATTTGAAGTCAAGCAGGTGCTTAAGCCGTCAGTTTCATATACTCTGTCGCCTTGGGATGTTTTTGTACTTAGTGGATGTTTTCGGATTTCGCTAATATTCTCTTCTGCGACTCCTGTGAGAGGAAATATTTTTCCGATACATTCTGTTCCAAGACATCCGACAATGTACACTCTTTCCCTGTTTTGAGGAACTCCGAAGAACTTAGAATTAAGAACCTGCCATTGCACGCTATACCCAAGGTCGGTGAGAACTTTAATGATAGTTCTGAAAGTTCGTCCAGAGTCGTGGTTAAGTAGCCCTTTAACGTTTTCGAGAATAAAGTATTTGGGCTTTTTGTCGGACAAAATCCGTGCGACTTCAAAAAAGAGTGTGCCTCTGGTGTCATCAAATCCTCGTCTTTTGCCTGCAATTGAAAAAGATTGACAAGGAAATCCTGCACAAAGGATATCAAAGTCAGGGAGTTGGTTGGTATCGATTGTTCGTACATCGTCATAGTAAACCTCATTATCTTTGCTGTGATACGCCAAGTATAACTGGACGGCGTATTTATCGTTGTCACAAAATCCGATGCCTTCAAATCCGACATTTTCAAGCGCAATTTTAAAACCGCCTATACCGGAAAATACATCAAGGAATTTTATTTTTTTTGTGTTATCAGAATTATTCATCAAGTCCATCAGACCTCCCTTGCAGTTCGCACAAGAAAAGTGCCTTTTGAAGAGATTGCTCAAATTGCTTACTTTTAAGATTTTTATCTGTCAAAAGTTCTTTTGCATCTTCAAAACTTTCGCAAGTTTCAAGAAGTGAAATCAAAGGATTCAGCATCTTTTGAGCCTGAATGCTGAGTTCTGTTTCAGAAAGGAATTTAAACAATTCATCAATCTGAACTTGCCCCTCTATTTCAGGTTCTTCCTTAAACTGTGAAAATTGAGAATCGGATGGGGCATTTTCTATGATTTCAAAATCTTCAGCATCATAGCCAAAAGCCTTGATAAAATATTCTTTAGTGAATTTAACGCCGCATTCAGAAATGATTTTATCTCGCTGTGCCAGTGTTAAATCAACATCTTCTTCCTGATACATTTCAAAAACAGGTGCATCCTGATTAGTGAAATTGATTTCATAAATCCATTGCAGGAGTTGATTAATAGTTTTTTCAACAAGTTTTCTGTCAGAATCAATAATGTCTTGACGGACAGCAAAGTGAGTATTTGATGCTGCATAACTTCCGTTCGCACCTATTTCCGTTGTCAAAGTTTGACCCAAGATAGCCTTTGAAATCTCAGCATTCATTTTATCAATCAGCTTTTCAAAGATTTCAGCAGAGGAAGATTTGTTTGCCTCCTGAATTTCAACAGAGCTGTCATCAGGAATTACAGCTACAGCGTCTTGCACCATATCCTCAAGTAAATCAGCAAGCTTGTCGGTTTCTTCTTTGCTTGCACCACGGGGATGTTTGCCCACAAGGTTTGGAATTCCATATTTTTCTGTAAAGATAACCCAAAACTTCAATCCGCCTTTTTTAAATGTGACGGGCCAGAACACTCTTGATAAAGTTCTTTCTCCGTATGGATTTTCATAGCTCGGGTTTGACTGCGGACATAAAAATTTCTTAGGAGGAAGTTCTTCTCCGTAGTAATGCTCTTTTGTTCTGAATTTTAGTTGGTTGTCATCATCAAAACAGAACCATTCAGACGGTTTTGACTTTAATTCGATAGGTAAAATAAGGTTATCAACTTTACCCCATATTATTTCTATCGGCTGAAAACCGAATAAAGTTGCCTCCAAAATATCGTTAATCAGCTTATAAATATCTAATTTTTTTAAAAGTTTCTCGAGTTTTTCTGTAGTTTCGTCCTTTTCTGATTCGTTTTTTATCTCCCATTCAAGTGACATAACCCCTGATTTTCGAGATTGTACGCAGGCAAAAACGTGAGCATCGCACATTAGTTCTTTATAAACCTTGATATCTTTGCCCTGTTTTCTCAAAACTATATCGGGGTCAGGTAAATATGAGCCTAAAGAATAAAAATTCAGGCTTCGTTTTCGTGTTGCAATTTCGTCTGATAATTTGTTTGTCATAAAAAATCCTTTATGAAGTTAGTCAAAACCATTTTTAAAACCCTTTTAACGTGTTTTAAAATCGTTTTTTGATGCGGGTTAGGTGTATTGGGTGGTAAAAATTAAAAACGTTCGCTTAAAAGCCGTCTGTCATTTTTAAGGTTTCCATTTTTTTGCGTGTTGAAATATGGATTTCACCGGAGCCGTTGCCGGCTGCATGCAGAGCAAGTGCTAAAGCCCAAAATCTATCTGCGTGTCCGTTGTCGGAATGGTCGGCATCAAAGCGGATATTGTTTGCAGCTGTTGTTATCCTTCTGACTGAGTGCAGGTCTTCTCTAATTTCGTGCTGTTTTGGGATAAAAACAGTCCTGTTTTCAAAATGGGTTCGAAGCGTATAAGCCAGTTCTTCCTTTATTCGGTTGGTGAACATAATAGGCTCTACCCGATATTGCCCGAATTTACGTTGAGCGTTTTCGCTTAACTGCATTCCGATTCCTGTTGAATCAGGGCAACATCTTCTGAAATTTCGGCAGGTTAAAACACCTGATAAAACTTCTTCTTGCTTATGAAAAGGCATTTTGGCAAGTTCGATAACGCATCTTGTGTATAAAATATTTTCAAATTTTTCTAATACCCAAATAACTGTTAAATCTTTTTTTCTGCCGACATCCATACCGACAAACAGGTCATTTTGAGTATCGTTTAAGGCTTTTAAGATATCGTCCAATTCGCAAGTAACGATTAAGTCGTACGGCAAAAACGCACAGGCTTCGTCAACTGCAACACAACAATATTCCTGAAGCCAGGTGTATTCATCAAAGCAATTGTCCCTTTCGTTTTGCAACCACTCTTCTTGTTCTTGAGTGGTGGTTTTTCTCTGCATAATTTTATCAACTAATCCTTCAGATACAGCGACTTGAATTGGTGTTTTGTGATGACTCCAATGTAATTTGCCCTTTTGCACCTGCTCGATAAATTTATAATATAAACAGCTTTGTCCGTTATGAGTGGACAAAATCCTTAAAGGAAATCCCCAGGTAATACAAGGTCGAGCCGCTTTCCAAAGTTCTTCAGGATTATTGTGAAAAGCAAATTCATCAAGGATAACCTTACCGCCTTTTGAGCGGAAGCCTTTTGGATTTGAAGATAATGCGTGGATTTTTGTGCCGTTTTTAAATTCAATTACCAGTGCTTTTATATCTTTTTCTGAATCTATAACAATCTCACCCCTGCTTTGAGCAACTGCGTGGAAAAATTTAACCCATTTTTCGCAGTAATCGATATATTCTTTCGCAGCAGATTCGTCCGCAGAAGAAAACCAAACGGCAGGAACTTTTTTGTTTATACAGTCGCTTACATCTTCAAAACTTTGAACATAGGTTGCACCGATACGGCGAGATTTCTCCCATATTTTTATCTTTGAATTATCGTCAAGCCAACGCATTTGATAGGGTAAAAAGTATTTATTGCTCATAGCTTTTTATCCCCAAAAATTCTTCATTTATGGTTTTCATAAATTCAGGTGAAAGCTCTTTTGAACCTGTGTCTTCAGTTCCTTTTTTTGAAACCTCATCTTCATATTCTTTGATTTTTGTGATTAGTGGGAGCATTTTTGTAAAAGCAAACATTCTGCCGGGATCAACCTTTTCATTGTTTTCCATATCGTATTCAATAGAAATCATTAATTTTCGGGCAAAGTTATACAGTTCCTCATGGAACATTTGTTTTGATTCCAAATATTGCTTACGCTTGTTGTCCCAAGAATATTCATCTTTCCAGTTGCGAATTGATTTTTCATGCACCTTAAGCTGAGATGCAATTTCATTTATTGTCATCTGCTCAATTACATACATTCGTTCTGCACAAGTCGCCAAGGAATCCTTCTTAGTCAAAATAGTCCTCCAAGTTAGAAATTTTCTTTTTTAATCTTCTGAGTTCGGTGACTATTTCATTTAAGCGAGTTAAGGAAACAAGGGCTTTTTCAGTTTCCTGCTTTGTTGTGTCGTCCTCGTAAGGATTCAACAAAGACCGGATTAAAAGAATAAGCCCTGCCGCCTCTATATCAAGATTTCTATATTTAGATTTAGCCTCTGCCAGTTGCCCTTTTAGCTGGATTCTTTCAATATTCATCTTGAAATCTCCCTTTTTAAAATAGGACACCAAAGATTGCCGTCAATTTTACTTTCGATTCGAGATAAAACTGTCACATTGTATTGATTGGTTTCAACCAAATCTTTCAGAATTTCAAAATTATTTGAAATAATTTTTTCAAAAGTTTTGACCTGTGCATTGTGGTAGACATACCAAATAACAAAAATCACGGCAGGGAAGCCGATACTTTCAAAAAGTTTTAATAATAGAGATATTTCCACAGTTTATCCTTTCGTCATTGCCGTTTGCACGTATTCTCCCAAAAAGAAAACGAGCTCTGCGGCTCTTTTATTGTTCACGATAACGCATCGCTCAATTGCACTTCAAATTCTCGTGGGCACTCTCTTTCGCAGTGGGCTTGCACAGTCAAAAAAGAACTGCCCAAACACATTTGAGAGTGTGCAAAAAGAGAGCTTATACTGCGAACATAAATTGAAATTTTTGAAAGCACTAAGTTACAAAGAGGTATTTAATGAAATTTTTTGAAGTATTTAAGGCAGGTAATTATCCTCAAGGAAAATTTACCAAAGCCGAAGTTGAAGAACTTGCAAAAAACTATGACCCGAGTTTTTGCGAAGCTCCTATTACACTTGACCATGAACAAAAGGGACCGGCGTACGGTTGGGTCGAAAACCTCAAAGCTGAGGGTGGAGTTTTGAAAGCCACATTTAAAGATTTATCAGACGACCTTAAAGAATTTGTAAATCAGGGAAAATACAAAAAAATCTCTATTGAAATTTACAGAGAATTAGAGGGTAAAAAGCCATATTTGAAGGCTGTTTCTTTTTTGGGAGCAAGTATCCCTCAAGTAAAAGGAATGAAAGCTGTCGAATTTAAAGAGGGCGAATCTGATACATATATTTTTGAAACTGCAATCGAAGAAGGCGAAGAAGATGATAGCGATACAGAATCTTTAAAAGCTACCATTGATGATTTAACAAAGCAGGTAGCAGATTTTAAAGAAAAAGCAAAAAAGAATACAGAAATTAAGGACTTAAAATCTCAGGTTAAAGATTTGACAATTCAGCTTGCCAAATTCAGAGATGACGCAGCAGGCAAGGATGAACTTGCAAAAGAATTGAAAGACATCAAGGACAATCTCAGAACCAAGGATTTTAACGAATTTATTGATAAACAGATTGAAACAGGGACTTTGACCCCTGCTCAGAAAGATGCTGTTTTTTCTATTTTATGCGACTTGGACAATGTTAAAAAGTTCGATGAAGCATCCAACAGCATCGAGGATTTTAAAACTTTAATCACTGCAATGCCTAAACAGATTGAGTTTGGCGAAGTTGCTACAAAGAAAAAATCAACTACAAAAGTTGATGAAGAAAAGTACGCAGATGCAGATGAGGAAAGTGTGGAGATATACAAACAAGCTAAAGCCCTTGCTAAAAAAGAAAATATCTCCTTTAAAGACGCACTATTGAAAATAAAGGAGATATAGATGGGACGCTTAGAAGAGCTACGAATTAACGCATACCTGTCAGAGGTAGCAAGAGGTTACAGTAATAATGCTTTCATTGCAGAAAGTCTGTTTCCGACAATAGAATCAGAACTTGAAAAGATTGATATCTTTGAATTTAACAAAGAAGCTTTCCAAATGTACGATACAGAACGTGCAATCAGAGCTAATTCAAACGTAATCAGCCCAAAAGGTTTTACAAAACATACAACCACTTTAACAGAGCACGACCTTGCCTATCCTGTTGATTATCGTGAAGAAGAAGAGGCAGCTAAAAAGGTTAAACTGCAAGTTCACGCTACAAATGTTGTAACTCAAGGCTTAAAGTTAAAACACGAAAAACAGTGTGCTGATCTGGTTCAAAATTTGGATAGTTATTCCTCTGATAACAAAATTATTCTCTCAGGGACAAGTCAATTTTCAAATGATAATTCAGACCCAGTCGGGGTAATTGATGATGCAAAAGATGCAATAAGCGACAAAATCGGTCAAGACCCTAACACTATGGTTATCGGTCAAGATGTTTGGAAAAAACTAAAACGACATACTCAGCTAAGAACAATGATTTCTGATAACCAAAATAAAATCGTCACCCTTAATCTGTTAAAAGAATTTTTTGAAATCGAAAACATTGTAATCGGTAAATCAATATTTGAAGGTGTGGATAAGAAATTTACTCGAGTTTGGGGCAATAACATTGTCTTGGCGTATGTTCCGAATTTAAGCTCGAGAACAGAGTATGACCCTGCATTTGCTTATACGGTTCGTAAAAAAGATGCACTTCAAATTGATGAATACAAAAAAGAAGGCAACAAAGTCAAATATATCAGGGCTACAGATATTTATACTCCTTTTCTTGTTGGTGCCGAAGCAGGGTATTTGATTTCAAACGCAGTTGATTTAACAAAAGGAGCAAATAATGGCTAAGAAAAAATATACGGTTAAAAATACCAACCTTCTTCACAATGGCAAGACTTATAAAATCGGTGAGATCATTGAACTTGACGAAGATAAAGGCAAAAAACTTGAAGATATCTTGACTCCGATTGAAGAAGAAGCTGATACTTCAACAAAAACAACTACAAAAACTTCAACTGCTGCAAAAACTAAAACAACAGCCAAGGCTAAAGCTGATGCTGAAACTACAGCAACGGCAGATGAAGTTAAAGACGAAACTACAGTCGAAACAACTATCGAAACTGTATCTAACGATACAGCAACAACAGATGCTTCAGCTACTGACGGAGGTGATAAATAATGGCACAAAAATTATACAAACCTCTATTAATGGACTCAGTAAAAGCATCAACAAATCTGCCAAAACACAGATTTGTCGGATTTGACGGCGGAATTTGTACAGCAGGAGCCAAAGCTATCGGCGTTTGCGATGTTGAAACAGATGCCGGGCAACAAGCACCAATTGGAGTTATAGGGATTCTGCTAATTGAATCGGGCGGTGCAATTACTCAAGGTACAGCAATAACTTCAGACGCATCAGGCAGGGCAATTGTAGCTTCAGAAGCTCAAAAAATAAACGGCTATGCTCAAGATGCAGCATCTGCGGAAGGCGAAATCATTAGAATCGTAAGAGGTATTTAATGTTTTACTGCACCGCTGAAGACATTGAAATACAAATTGGAAAAGAACCCCTAATCCAGCTGACGAACGACAACTGCGAGCAAGACACCATTGGAACAGTTGTTTGTGAGGAAGCCATACTCTACTCCTCAACCCTAATCGATGGGTATTTGAGAGGAAGATACAATCTACCTCTCAATACCCACTTTCCTTTACTTCGAGTAGTAGCAATGGATTTGAGCATTTACAGGCTGTATTCTCGCAGAATTATGACAGAAATTCCTGAAGTGGTTTGCGATGCGTACAAAAATGCGATTAAAACTCTTGAAAACTTGCAAAAAGGAATCATTACTCTTGAAACCCAAGACAATCAGACTTTGCAAAACGGTCAATATCGCACTAACAAAGCAGAATTAGACAGGCTATTTAATAAAAGGAAAATGGATGAATATTAGCGAAATAGAAAATTCCATAATTGAAAAATTAAAACCTAATTTTTCTAACTTGTTGGTTCAGGGCTTTCCTGAAAAACCGCAGGAATTTACCTTGCTTCATCCTGTCGGTGCAATTCTTGTTCATTATCGTGGCGGAAATTATTCAACTACAGATGCACTTGGGTTCATTTCTCAGGATAAAAAAATGGACTTTGCTTTAACTATTGTCACTCGTAACCTCCGTTCTAATAACGGTACATATGAAGTTTTAGACAAAATTAAACAAGTTTTGTGCGGATATAAAATGGTAGGCTGCTCAAAATTAACCCCTGTAAAAGAAGGCTTTTTGTCTGAGATTAGCGGTATTTGGCAGTATGAAATCACATTTACGCTTACCACTCCAAGCGTTGAAGACTTAGAAGAAGGAGGTATAAATGCCGGCTAGTTTTTTACACGGTGTTGAAACCATAGAAATACAAAAGGGTGCAAGAACGATAAAAACAGTTAAAACTGCGATTGTTGGACTTGTAGGAACTGCTCCGATTTCATGGGTAGCAGCAGAATATAGAACTATCAACGAACCGACTTTGATTTTGAACGAAATCGATGCGGTCAAATATTTTGGCGAACAGACTTCTGGCTATACAATTCCTCAAGCCCTGCAATCAATTTTCGACCAGGGTGCAGGTGTTGTGATTGTTATAAACGTCTTTGATCCGGCGAAACATCAAAGCGTTTCTGATGTAACTATCGGGGACATTAACGGAGGAGTCGATACCCTTACAGGCAAAAGAAAAGGGATGAAAGCCTTTGAAGATTGCTACTCGCTTTTTGGGTATTTTCCAAAAACAATTATCGCTCCTGTTTTCTGTGAAGAAACAGCAGTGGTATCTCAAATGAAAGCTATCTGCGACAAAATCAGAGCAATCGGATTGGTTGATGCCCCAATCGGAACAACCGTTCAGGAAGCAATTACCGGAAGAGGACCAGAAGGCACAATCAACTTCAACACTTCCTCTGATAGAGTAATTCTTTGCTATCCGCATTTAAAAGTCTATGATTCAGAATTAGACACAAATATTTTGCAGCCTTATTCTCAAAGACTTGCAGGTGTTATCGCAGCAAAGGATGTCAATAAAGGCTATCACTGGTCGCCTTCAAATACTGAAATCAACGGAATTGTCGGAGTTGAAAAACAATTAACTTCAATGATAAATGACCCGACAAGCGAGGTTAACACCTTGAACGAAGCAGGAATTTTAACCGTTTTCAATTCTTACGGCTCTGGGTTCAGAACTTGGGGCAACCGTTCGGCTGCGTTCCCTGCTTCAACTCATCCGACAAACTTTATCAATGTAAGACGAACAGCGGATATTCTCCATGAAAGTGTTGAATACTCAATGTTGCAATTTATCGATTTCCCTATTGATAACGGATTAATCGATTCAATTTCAGAATCGGTGAATGCTTTTATTAGAACCTTAATCGGGCGTGGTGCATTGATTGATGGCAAATGCTACTACAACCCTGATAAAAATCCTGTCACAGAAATCGCAAACGGACATTTACTCTTTGATGTTGAGTTTATGCCTCCAACTCCTGCGGAGCGAATTACTTTTGAAAGCTTCATTGATATTGAACTTTTAAAATCGCTTGGAACGTAATGAGAGCAGATATTAATAAAAAAGGGCGACTTGAAATAAATTGCGAAGACTATGACCTCTGCCACAAATGTAAAAACGTAGAGAAATGCCCACTAATCCAAGCCATCAGCCAAGAAATAGTAATACTCCACTACTCAGACATTGCAATAGGTGAGTGCGGATTGTACCAAAAAGGAAAATAACATGAGCAAGATAAAAATTAATAAATTAACCAACGCCAATGTTTATATGAACGGTGTAAATCTTTTGGGCCGAGCAGAAGAAGTTCAGCTTCCGCAGATTAAACACAAAATGGCGGAGCATAAAGCACTCGGAATGGTTGGTTCGGCTGAATTCTTTTCAGGGATAGAAAAACTTGAATGCAAAATTAAGTGGAACGCACTTTATCCTGAAGTTTTGCTTGCTGCTGCAACTCCTTTTACCGCTGCAATGATTCAGGTCAGGGCTTCACTTGAAACCTACAACGGGCAAGGGCGAATTGAAGAAGTTCCTGCAACGGCTTTTATTATTGGAACTTTTAAAGAATTTCCGCTTGGCACTATCAAACCACACGACAACGCAGAATACGAAACCACAATGTCTGTTACCTACGCAAAATTAGTAGTAAACAAAGTAGAAATCTTTGAAATAGATGTTCTTGAAAACATCTACAAAGTAAACCTAGTCGATATGTTAGAAACATTTAAGAAAAATATAGGAGCATAAAATGGCAAAAGAAATCACATTATCAGATGGCAAAATCGCAATAGTTAAAGACGGCAAAGGGCTTGACCTTTTGAACGCACAGAAAAAAGCAAAAACTTCGGATGAAATTCCATACGCTTTGATTGCAGAACTTTGCGAAATAGACGGCAATTTCCTTGTTTACGAGGACATTTTGGAACTGCCAATTGAAGATGTAATCAACCTTCAAGGTGCTATTTCGGGGAAGTTACAGCCATCAGTGCAGAATGCATAATCCATCTTTCAAAAATTACAGGTTGGAGTTATTCAGATTTAAAAGAAATGCCCCTGGATACGTTAGAGTTTTGGGTGCTTGAAGCTATGAAATATAGCAAAAAGCACTCTGACAATATAGAGGAAATGTTTGAAAATCAATGATAGACAATATGATGAAAATTTCATTAACGCTTGTCGCCATCGATAAAATGTCGAGGGTAATCAAAGATGCTGTAAAAAAATCCGAAACAGAATTTCAAAAACTCCAAAATGAAATAAAAGAAACCTCAAGAATGTTTGATGAAATGGGTAAAAAGATTGCAACCGCAGGTGCAGGACTCACTGCTGCAGGAGTTGGGATCGCTCATCAATTAGGTATGACAGATGCAATTCAAGAGGCTTTTGAAATGGAGCACCGTCTCAGGGAACTTGGAAATGTTGGCGAATTGACTGCAAAACAAATTACCAATATGGACGAAAAACTGGGGCAAATTTCAAAATATACAAACCAATATCGCCCCGAAATTATTGAGGGTTTGAACGTTCTTGTAGCTTCAGGTGTAGACCCGACAAAAGCACTTGATTATATGAATGTAATCGGCAAAACTGCAACAGCAGAGCAAGCGGCGATTATTGATATTTCTAAAACTGCTTTTTCTGTGTCCGACAACTTAAAAGTGCCGGTTAAAGACCTTTCTAAATCCATGGATATTCTTGCTCAATCAGGAAAAGAAGGGCGATTTGAATTAAAAGATATGGCATCAGCGTTTCCTAGTTTAACGGCAGGTGCCAGTATGCTTGGAATGAAAGGTGTTCCTGCGGTTGCATCACTTGGTGCGGCTCTTCAAATTGCAATGAAAGGTGCAGGTGATGCATCTGAAGCTGCGAACAACTTAGAAAACTTTATTCAAAAAGTAACATCTCCACTTGCTGTTAAAAACTTCAAAGACACATTCGGCATCAACTTGAAAAATGTTTTGGTAGATGCAGCCAAACAAGGTAAAGACCCGATACTTGAAGTCATAGATGTTATGAACAAAGCAAGCAAGGGCGATATTTTTAAAGTTTCAGAAGTCTTTCAGGACAAGCAGGTTCTTTCTTTTATAAAACCAATGCTTCAGAATTTGGATGAATATAAAAGGATTAAATCATCAGCTCTTGGCGCTTCAGGTATTATCGACAGCGATTTTACCAATATGATGACAACTACAAATGAGCAGTGGAAACAGCTTCGCATAAACATGAAAGAGCTTGTTTTCCCTAATCTTCACGCACCGTTAAAAGCCTTGAACGATTTATTTACCAAGATTAATTCTAATCCTGCAATGCAAAAAGGATTGTTCAATATGATTATCGGCACAATTGGTGCAGGGCTTGCACTTACTTTGCTTGGTGCCGGTACAATGTTAACCGGAAAACTCATTGGTTTTTACTGTACTTTTTTAGAAAAAGCACGAGAATTGACTCCTGTTTTGATTAAAAATTCCGTGGCCCTTTTGGAATTTATGGGGCTGAATTCTTCTTCCCACAGCTTAAACAATGCTTTTAATATGTTCAAAGCAGGAAACAAATTAGGCTTGGATTTGCCTAAACACGTTCTTTTAGGCTTTGGTGCTGATATCAGAAGAATTGACAATGACTTGAGAAATTCTTTTAAGGCACTGCCGTCAAATATTTTGAAATCTACAATTGCGCTAAAAGATTGGACTGTAACTTCAGTCAGAGCGATTCCATCAAATTTTATGAACGGCTTAAAATCTTTTAAATCAGGCTTTTTATCAATCCCATCAATGATTAGAACCGCAATAGTTTCATTCCGTGCGTTTTCATTGACTCTTCTGGCTTCTCCTTTGGGCTGGATTGCACTTGCAATCGCAGGCGTTGCTTTTGTTATTTACAAATATTGGAAGCCTATTACAGGATTTTTCAAAGGTGTTTTTCAAGGTTTAAAAGAAGGTTTGGCACCTTTGATGCCTGTGTTCAATAAATTAGCACAAGCACTTGAACCAATAACAAAGCCGATAAAAGCTGTTTTTGACTGGCTTAAAAAACTCTTCACTCCTGTTGATGATGTCGGAGGTGCCGCAGAAAAAATGGGCGTTAAATTCGGCAAAGCCATTGCCAATATTATCCTCAAACTTGCAAACCTTGTTCAAAAAGCGTTCGGGTTTGGAGCAAAAATCGGCGATATGCTGACATTCGGACTGTTAAGTAAAACCGGCAAAACCCAAGCTGCAATAAATAAACACGCTCAAATCATTAGAGATCATCTGCCTCATTCTCCTGCGAAAACTGGTCCGTTGAAAGATTTGCACAAAGTGAAAATTTCAGAAACTATTGCATCTGCAATAAAACCGTTGCCGATTGTTGCTGCGATGAACAAGGCATTGAGCTTCAAATCACTCCCCTTAAAAGCCCAATCAAGAGGAGTAAACTCCGGCGGCGGTTCAACAGTCATACACTACAACCCTATTATTACAATGTCAGGTGCAAAACAGGGTGTAAAAGATGATTTTCTTGCATTGCTCAAAAAACATAAAGAAGAAATTCTCACTATGGTAAGAAAAGAAAACGAAAGAAAAATGAGGTTGGCGTACTAATGTTTGCACAACTTGGCGATATTCAATTTGAATTGATAACATACTTTAACGGCATCGAAGAAACAGTTTCGTACAATTACGCTGAACATGAGCGGATTAACAACAAACCTGTTTTGCAGTTTATGGGAATGAATTTGCAAGAACAAAATATCAAGCTCAATTTTCATAACTCTTTTTGTGTCCCTGAAGATGAAATTAAAAAGTTAAAAACTGTCGCAAATAAAGCCGAACCGCTGAAATTCATAAAAGGAAACGGCGAGTATGTTGGTGTTTTCGTTTTGTCTGAAATTATTTCTACAACCGAGCAGACAAGCAAAGAAGGTGATTTGATTTCGTTGCAGGTCGATTTGAAGCTTCGGGAATACACGGGGAAAATCCCTGAGAAAAAACAAAAGCAGGGAGGAATGAAAAAGAAATGACGGAATTCTACTCCTACATTACAAAAGACAATGACCGATGGGATTCGATTGCATACAAATTTTATCAGGATGCGACCAAGTATGAAGTCATTATTCAGGCAAACCCCTCAATCCCAATTACCCCAACTCTTGAATCCGGCATAAAGCTAAAAATACCGGTGCTTGATGCAAATAACGAAATCACCTTTGAACTACCACCCTGGAGAAGTTAATGTTAAAACCAACATTTAAACTTGAATATAATAAAAAAGACATCACAAAAGATGTTTCAAATTACGTTGTAAATATTGAATACACTGATTTTGAACACGGACAAAGTGATGAAATTTCTATTACTTTTGAGGATTCAGAGAAACTTTGGCAAAATGCCTGGATTCCAAGTAAAGGTGATTCGCTAAGATTATTTATCGGCTATGAAGGCGAAAAACTTCTAAACTGCGGATTATTTGAAATTGATGAAATTGAGTTTGAAACTCCGCCTGATACTCTGATTGTAAAAGCGATTGCGACAGGGATTAAAAAACCTTTAAGACAAAATAATTCTATTGCTTATGAAAATAAAACATTAAAACAGATTGCATCAGAAATAGCAAAACGTCACAGCCTCAAGCTTGTCGGTTCAATTGAAGATGTGAAAGTTGAGCGAATTACTCAAAACCAAGAACGTGATTTAACATTCTTGAAAAAACTTGCGGAACAATACGGATATATTTTCAAAATCGCAGAAGGTAATCTTGTTTTTTATAAAACCGAAAAACTTGTTAATGCAAATGCTGCAAAAATCTTGTACCGCAATGAATTATCAAGGATTAATTTGTCAGAAAAAACAAGTAAAAATTATAAATCAGTAACGGTCAGCTACCACAATCCAAAAACAGGCAAAAAGGTAACTGCAACTGCTAAAAATCAAAACTGCGTAAAAGGCGACACTTTAAAATTAAATGTCCGCTGCGAAAATAAACAGCAGGCACTTTTAAAAGCAAAAGCAGCACTTACTAAAGGCAAAGATACCATTGAGGGTTCAATCGATATGTGTGGAAACCCTTATCTTGTCGCAGGCTTGAATGTTGAATTGAAAGACTTGGGCTACTTCTCAGGCAAATATCATATTAAAGAAGCTCGCCACACAATTGACCGCAGTTCAGGATATGCAACAAGTTTGGAGGTGGCATCGTGCTAAAATTCGGCGTTGTTACTAACATAAATCCGCTGACGGCAAAGGCTCGTGTGCAGTTTGCAGATGATGATATTACTTCGTTTTGGCTTCCTGTGCTTCAACAGAAAACAAACAAGGACAAATTCTACTCTATGGTTGATGTCGGCGAACAGGTTGCTTGCCTTATGGATGATGATTCAGAAGACGGAGTAATTCTTGGCGCAATTTACACCGGAGTTGATTCGGTTCCGGGGATTTCAAAGGATCAGCACATTATAAAATTTGAAGACGGCAGTTTTATTGAATACAACAAAGAAACTCAAATGCTTACTATCGTTGCAAAAACGCTCAATATTGTTGCGGATATTTTAAACACAGGCAAAATTCAGAACACCGATGGCATAACTTCTGCTGCAGATATTTCGGACAAAAAATCTTCAATGCAGGCAATGCGTGATATTTACAACCCACACACTCACACAGGAAATATGGGCAGTCCTACTTCTGCCCCTGATGGAGCTATGTAATGACAACATTATCAGAAATTCAATATGTAGATTGGCAATATAAACTCAATGAAATCGGCTCTGTTGCTGAGGGAATTGAGGATATTAACCAATGCATTGCCGTAATTTTATCGACACAAAAGGGCTCTGTTCCGCATCGCCCGACTTTTGGTTCGGATATTTTGAAATACGTTGATACCCCTGTAAATGTCGCAAAACCGAACATTACAAGAGAAGTCATTGATGCAATAAATCTTTGGGAAACAAGGGTTAATGTCGATTCTGTAAGCATTGAAATTAATCAAACTCACTTGAATATAAAGGTTCAATGGAGCTTAAAAGAAGATTCTTCTACTTCATCAACGGCGGAGGTTAGTCTATGACGCAACTTCCTGAACCGAATTTTATAGAACGTGATGCGAATAAAATCACCCAAGAATGGATTAATTTGTATGAAACCAAATCAGGCAAAATTTTACAGCCTGCACAAATTGAAAGATTGATGATTGACAGCTGCGCGTACCGTGAAAATCTTTTGAGAATTAAAATCCAAGAAATCGCAAAAGAAAATTTATTGAGCTACGCACCTCTCAATATTTTGGAGCATATAGGCGAACCTTTGGGAGTCACAAAACTGCTTGCTGATTGTGCGACAACGACTTTGAGATTTTCTGTCGAGGAAGCTCTTGAATTTGATTATACTATTCCGCAAGGAGCAGAAGTCGGCACAAAAGATGAACTTTTTGTATTTGAAACAACTGCTGTTGCAATTTTAAAAGCAGGTGAATTGTATATTGATATTGAAACCGTTTGCCAAACAGCAGGAGTTGCAGCGAATAACTACACACTAAAATCAATTAATGATTTAATTACGCCGCTTTCATATATCAGTGCAGTTGAAAATATAACTGTAAGTTCGGGCGGAGCTGATGATGAAGATGTCGAGAATTTGAGAGAAAGAATTCGCCAAGCACCGGAAAGTTTTTCAAATGCAGGAAGTAAAGGAGCTTATCGTTTCCATACTTTATCCGCACATCAAAGTATTACGGATGTTGCCGTTTTATCACCAAGTCCCGGTGTTGTTGAAGTTTATCCTTTAACAAAAACCGGCAATCCTTCTGCTGAAATCTTGAGTATAGTTCAAATTTATTTGAGCGATGACAAAGTTCGGCCGCTAACTGACAAGGTTGTAGTTAAATCTCCTGAAAGAATCGAATTTAACTTAAATGCAAGCATTGTTTTGTTCTCATATGCAGATAGAACAAGCGTTATGGCAACTATTAATGCAAGACTTATCGAATACAAAACTGCATTGGCTGAAAAACTTGGCAAAGATGTTATCAGAACTCAAATTATTTCTATTTTAAATAGCATTTATGGGGTGTTTAAAGTTGATTTAACAACGCCAGTTGATATAGACATTCTTGATTATCAGTGGGCTGATTTAAAGAATTTTGATATCACAATCGGAGGGTACGCTAATGAGTAATTTGACTCCGATTAATGATTTGAATTTAAAAATAATAGATGCGATTGCAGATGAAAGATTCTCAAATATAGATTTGACCTGCCTTTTAGTGACGATAATTGATAATGTGCCATCAGATGCCTTGCCACACTTGGCTGAACAATATCACGTTACAGGTAATGAAGGTTGGCTACAAGCAAGAAATGATGATGAAAAACGGGATTTAATAAAACGTGCAATCGAGGTTCATAGGCATAAA